GCACCAGTGCCTGTTGTGACTTTTCAAACAGAAAAAGAATCACTAGGCGGCGCAGGGTTGGTGTATGAAAACCTAAAAAGTCTAGGCGTAGATGCGACACTACTTCAAACAGAACAGCCACACAGTATTAAAACTCGAGTGATTTGTGACGGACATTACGTCACACGCATTGACGATGATAAAGATGCGGACTCAAATGCAGTACTAGCAAATGTATTACGCAGTGACTTTTCCCAATGGGATTATGTTATACTAAGCGATTATGACAAAGGTGTGCTAGATAATGCAAAACAAATTATTGCACACATAAACAGCCAAGGCCCTAAGATAATTGTAGACCCAAAGCGATATGCACACGACTACGAAGGCGCTTGGTTAGTAAAGCCTAACAACAGCGAATATACTAAGTTTGAATTTGACGAATGGCAAGGCAACATTATTACCACAGACGCAGGACATAGTGTGAGTGCTACAATAGACAATATGGAATATACCATTCCTGTAGAACAAGTTGAAGTCAACGATGTTACCGGTGCTGGAGATTGTTTTTTAGCTGCATTTGTGTATTCACTTACCAAAGGTTACAGTCATAAAAAATGTTTAGAAATTGCCGTTAGTGCAAGCACACAGAGTGTCAAGCACACAGGTACATATGTTTTAACTAAACAGGATGTAGAACGTACTAAAGTGTTTACCAATGGTTGCTTTGATATTGTGCATCGAGGACATATTGAAATGCTCAAGGCTAGTAAACAATTGGGAGACTGGCTAGTAGTAGGTGTTAATACAGATCGCAGTGTTCGTCGTCTTAAAGGTGAATCTAGACCTGTTAATAATGAAAGTGACAGAAAAGTTCTGCTGGAAAGTTTAGACTTTGTTGATGAAGTAATACTGTTTGACGAAGATACTCCACTGGAATTAATACAACGTGTACAGCCAGACATAGTTACAAAAGGCGGCGACTATACAGTAGACACAGTTGTAGGTAACCAACTTGCAAAAGTTGTGATACTACCTACTGTAGAAGACTACAGTACAACCAGAACAATTGAGGTGATAAATGGAAAATAAAATAGTAATTGACAACGCATTAGATCAACAATCGTTTGATGCTCTGTACGATCATATGATGGGAACAGGTTTTGAATGGTACTTTAATCCTGGAATTGTAAAGGATAACACAACTGATTTTCAGTTTGTACACGGTATAGATAGTGGATACTATATGACATCTCCGCATAATTATAGTTTCATTTTTCCTATTAATGATATTTTGATGCCACAGTCGATTATTAGAATTAAAGCAAATCTGACTGGAAGAACTGATAAAGTAGTAGTACATGGATTTCACAATGATGTACATGCAACCGGATCGTTGACCGCTGTATATTATGTCAATTCAAATGATGGACATACCGAGTTTGAAGATGGAGACAAAGTTCCTAGTGTTGCAAATAGATTAGTAATATTTCCTTCAAGATTAAAGCATAGTGGAACCAGTTGTACAAATCAACAACGGCGTGTAGTAATTAATTTTAACTATATACCTTGGAGAGATAACAAACATTGGCAACAATTAATGTCACCGGAAGATATCAAATATCGACAACATTGGGAGCAAGGAATGAATTTACCAACTGATAGTAAAGGAGTGCCCATTAAATGACACAACTTAACGGAGTACAGGAAAAAGGTTGGGGACGAGAATTAATTTTTGCCACCAATGACAAGTACTGTGGCAAACTTATGTTTTTTGACAAAAAAGGTGCAAAGTTTAGTATGCACTTTCATAAAGAAAAAGACGAAAGCTGGTATGTAATGAATGGTAGTTTTACATTACATATTATGAATACAGACAATGCTGAATTAGAAACCCATGTGTTACACAAAGGAGACTCATGGCGTAACGAGCCTATGCTTCCTCATCAATTACTTGCAATGGAGGATAACAGTATTATTGTAGAAGTAAGTACACCTGATAGTGTAGAAGATAATTATCGAATTGCTAAAGGTGACAGTCAGAAATGAGTATCAAGTTAAATTAAAAACTATCTAGCCAGTTTGGCAAGTCTAGTTTGTCTTTTTGACGTTCGTATATAGTAGTGATCTTCTCTACCATTTCTGTGTTGTTTAAAATTAAGTAAGCGCCTCGGTGTAATGGCTTTGGCCAACAGTCTATACTAACCCAAGCATAGCCTGCACTTTCATGATTGCATCGAGGAATAAACTCTTCAAATACTGTAACACAAAACGTGTTGTAAGTAAACTTTTTATCTTCACTTAAAAATGTATGCAGTGGATAAACCTTTTCAATGTCAGGCAATGGCCCTAATTCTTCTTTGCATTCACGTAATAGTGTTTGGATGGGACGTTCTTTGCGTTCAGCTTTGCCTCCCCAAAAGCTCCACTTGAGTGGATGACTTGAATTTTTACTTCTTTGCTGTAACATTATTCTACCCGTGTCGAGGGCAAGAAAACAGCATCCGCTTGCTTGTATCATTATAGGTATAGTCGCCAAAATCCTGGATTATATGTACCCTCAAATGAATTGATCCATTCTGTACCTGTCCATTTTAGACTGTCTAAAGTTGTTAGATTTGTAGTGTATTGTATAGTGTTTGTTGTACTAGCGTCAAATACAATATTCCAATTGCTGCCGTCGTATTCGATAATATCGTGTTTTTTAGCATTAGCAGCCCATACGCCGTTTGATCCGGGAGTGTCTTGGGTCAGTAAATATCTATCTCCAGTTGCACTTGCTGTTAATGTGCCATCTCCGGGAAAGTTAATTTGTGGATTAATAACAGCAGAAACAGGTGTTAGTGTATTGCTTGGAATTGTATTAGAATCTAATGTGATATCTAATAAATTTACGTTGCTAGTATTTAATTTTATATTTCCTACAATATCGTTTGCTGTAACGCTAGGATCATTGGACAATACAAGTCTTATCTGACTAACACTGTCTCTGAATTCACCGAAGCTTTTAAATACATTCTTCCAGTCTAGCAAATTCCCGTCGCTGTCTAAACTACTGCCATTTAAATTTAATAGCTGTGCATTAGCATTACCTGCATTATCAATTGTAAATTTCATCTTGTATTGATCCATTGTAACAACTTGATAGCTGGTAAAGATAGGAGTATAGCTACCACCTGCTCGTAATAAATCCAATCCGGAATCATCTACTTCATCGATGTTGTCAATAATAGTGTGAATCACAGTGTTGCGTAATACTTTAGCAGGAGGGTTAATTAGTATAGGTAGTTGGAACGTAAGTGTACTGATATCAATAATATCATCTACGCCACTGGGTATTGCTCGCATACTCCATGTGGTACTAATAAGTTCTACGTAGCTGAGTGTACTCCAGTCTAGTGGATTATCGTTGGTGTGTATGTTTAGTGTTGGATTAAACAGTACAAGTATTTGCTCTAGTAATTGCAATTTTTGTTCTGTGTTTGATGTCCACAAATCAACTTGCATTGTTAATGTGTAAGGTACAGGCTGATGACGCTTAATACTGTATACGTTGCCTACTTCGTTTTCATAACTACCAGTTTCTTCGTTGTATTTCTTTTCGTAGACAGGCATTGTTTCTTCGTACTGTGCATATGTTCTACTCTGTGGAGCAGTTTCTAATCCAGTAACATGACAACTAATAAACGGTGTTGTTTGTAGCATATTCTCAGAATTTTCTCTGACAATGTGCGCCGCCATTCTACTAACATCGCCGTAACGTACAGGCACAGTTTGATAAACTATATTACCTTCTTTATTGGTATGCATTGCAACTTGAAATCCAGCGAAGATACGAATAAATTGCTGAATGTATTTGCGCATTTGCTTATCGTAGAAGTAAGGAACCGCTGTTATTTTTGAACTCTCATATGCCATATTAGTATTTACCCACGCCTGCGTGTTCTTGTACGTGGATACATTAATCCACTTGTAGGACGACTATTTACGTCTTTGTTGTATGTGTTGAACGCTATATTACCTGACGTTGCTCTGTGATTCTTCCACA